ACATCTGCAAAAGAAAGAATTGCAACCGTTCTCTTGCCTATGCCATCTAATCTCGTAGATAATAATGCCGTGAGTTACACTGATGATTCATTGAATGCTTTAGCAGGAGCACTTGCTAGCGGAAGTATTACAGCAATGGAAGGACTTCCTACAGCTTTGGCAACCGGAAAATTCTCAGAACTTGGGAATGACCTGAGTAGACAGATAGGAAACACCGGACTTACTTTAGAATCCGCAAAAAACTTAATTACAAGACAACTTGGAGCACAAGCAGCAGCTATCTTTGGTGGTAATGTTTCTCTTAATCAAATACAAGCACGAACAGATGGAACAATATTCAATCCAAACATGGAACTTTTATTCAATGGACCTACTTTGAGATCTTTTAAATTTCAATTCAAAATGACTCCTAGAAATGATGATGAAATGAAACAAATTAAAAGTATTATAAGATCTTTTAAGAAAAATATGTCACCTAAAACAGTTCCAAATAAAGAGGGTGCTACCGGAACTCTTTACCTAAAAACTCCAAGTATTTTTGAATTGACTTATATGCAGGGAGGTAAAAAGCACAATTTCCTGCATAATTTTAAACAGTGTTTC